TGTTCATTGAAGCCATCAAGGAGCTGACCGACAAAGTGGCAACGCTTGAGGCAAAATTGGAACAATCAATAAAGGATAAATCATGAACGACAAAATTAACATTGGCGAAGTAACGGTTGCCGAATTCAACATCATAATGAAGCAATTGGCCGCCGGACAGCTTGGCGAGTGCCTTGATTTGTTTATGAAACTGAGCAAGCTGGGGCAGGAGTTTCAAGCTATGCAACAAAATGGCGTTCGTCCTCCACCTCCACCCGCCAACCAATAAAGGATGAATCATGAGTTCATATTCACCAGACTTACGCATTGAACTGATCGACTCAGGCGCTCAAGCCGGTACATGGGGCACGACCACAAACAACACGTTTGCGTACCTTTTGGAAGCAGCAATTGCCGGGTATCAAACTGTCAGTGTTACAAGCGCCAGCCAAGCCCTGACATACATCAACGGGGCATCTTCTACCGTTGCGGATAACCAGTCTGTCTACGCCATGCTGCGTTTCACGACAACCACCGGCGCGGCGTTCAACGTCTATGCTCCCCCAGCGTCAAAGCAGTATATCGTGTGGAACGACAGTGGCTACTCGATGATTATTTACAACTCGACTGTAATCGGTAACACCACCGCAGCGGGCACAGGGGTAACAATTGCCAACGGCGCTAAGGTCATAGTGTGGTCTGATGGCACAAACTTCAACGAGTTGCAAGCATCCTCCATAACTGGAACTTTGGCCATCAACAAAGGCGGAACAGGACAAACCACAGCCAATGCAGCATTCAACGCTCTGGCTCCAGTACAAACAAGTGCCAACGGAAGGTATCTGAAATCCGACGGCACAAACACAAGCTGGGATGCCATCGACGTTGGTAGCGCTGATATTTCTGGCGTATTGCTCGGGGCTAACGGCGGTACAGGTGTCGCCAACTCAGGCAAGACAATCACTTTGGGGGGCAACCTGACCACATCAGGCGCATTTGCAACCACCCTCACAGCTACCAACACAACCTCTGTCACTCTGCCCACAACGGGCACATTGGCAACCTTGGCTGGTACGGAGGCTCTGAGCAACAAAACTATTACTAGCTCAACCATCAACGGCTCAAGCAACACAATCACAAATGTCAGTTTGACTTCTGGCGTGACTGGAACTTTGCCAATTGCCAACGGCGGTACAGGGACAACCTCAACTACGTTTGCAAACTTAACCACCAACGTGACAGGCACTTTGCCTGTTGCTAATGGCGGTACAGGGGCTACAACATTTTCTTCCGGCGCATTATTGAAAGGTGCAGGGGGTTCAGCGGTTACCGTTGCAAGTGCGGCGGATATTGTTGGTCAAATTGGATCGACGGCTGTTACAAATGCAACCAACGCCACGAACGCCACGAACGCCACCAACGCCACGAATGCAACAACAGCAGCATCATGTTCAGGCAACGCGTTAACAGCTACCGGCCCCCAGTCTGGCGGCACCTTCATTACGTCCGCTAATATTGCCAGTCAGTCAGTAGCTTCTGCAACGAACGCCACGAACGCAACCAATGCCACCAACGCCACAACGGCGAGTAACGTATCAGGCACTGTTGCTGTTGCCAACGGCGGCACAGGCGCAACTACTGATTCAGGAGCTAGAAGTAATCTTGGTCTTGGTACTATGGCTACTCAAAATAGTAGTAGCGTTAGCATTACAGGCGGTTCAATTTCTGCCCTAACATCTCTTAACTGCACTGGGAATTCTGGAGTATCAACCTCTACCGCAATTGGAACTAGCGCCCTAGCAAACGCTTTATCGACCGCTTTTGACAATACGGCTTGTGGGAATACTGCACTTACTTCTGTTACAGGCGGCGACTACAATACGGCTGTTGGCTCTCAATCCGGACGTCTTATAGACTCTGGTGCTTACAATGTTTGTATAGGTTTTACAGCAGGTGATAGGATAACATCAGGTAGTGGGAATACTTGCATTGGGTATAGCGCAGATACTAGTAGCGCCACTTCTGCTCAGCAGATTGTTATCGGCGATTCTCTTACAGGACAAGCAGATAGCACTGTAACAATTGGAAACTTTGCCGGTAAGATTTATAACGCTTATACAGTAAATGCTACTTGGACTCAAACTTCTGATGAGAGGCTAAAGAAAAATATTCAAGAAGACTCTCTGGGTCTGTCATTTATCAATCGTTTGCGTCCAGTTAAATACCAGTGGAAGCCAAGCAACGAAATTGACCAGACTCTTCCGTACTATAACGAAAAAAATAAACGCGACACAAACACTGTCATGCATGGCCTTATAGCGCAAGAAGTTAAAGCCGCTCTAGATGCTGAAGGGGTAACAACTTTTGCTGGTTGGGATGTTGGAGCGGACACAATTCAAGCCATCTCAAGAGAAATGTTTATTTCTCCGTTAATAAACGCCATTAAAGAGTTAAACGCCAAACTGGACAGTGTTCAGGCTGAGCTCACTGCACTTAAAGCGAAGTAAAAATTGATCCAATCTCCACCCTCTTCGCCGCAAATGCTTGTGTCGCCGCAATTAAGATACGGAGTAAAAAATGGAATTCACATACAAAATTGAAAATTACATCCAGTCTGAAAAACGACTGTTTGTTATTTACACCCCCACCGACACATCGTTGCCACCTTGGGGTAATTGGGTGCAATTAGATGACGGCATGACAGAAGACCAGATTAAAGAACGGGTGATTCAGTCCCTTCCTAAATACCGCTGGGAAACTGCTGAAATAACAGCCGCCAAAAACCTTGTCAATCATTCTGCCGCAGCAACATTCCAACCCGCGCCAGAACCAGAAGCGCCAGTTTACCCACAACGTACGCCAGAAGAAATGGCAAGAATTCAACGCAATCAACTTTTGTTTGCGTCTGATTGGGCGGTGCTATCTGATTCTCCATTGTCTGACGCAAAGAAAGCAGCGTATCTGGCGTACAGACAAGCTTTGCGTGATGTACCTGAACAAAACGATTTCCCTGACAGTATCACTTGGCCCACAATACCTTAAGGCGAGCGAATGACTCTACCTACCGGAACAATATCAATGTCGCAGGTCAACACCGAGTTGGGGTTAGCCGCGACAACAGCCATCAGCTTAAACCAAGCCAACGTGCGAACTCTTGCAGGCGTGCCAAGTGGCACTATCAGCATGAGTAACTTACAGGGAAAAACTAACATTACCCCGCAGTTTAATAATGGAAATACGTGGGACTACGGCACCACTTACACGTCTGGTGATTTTAGCAAGTTACCTAGTATTACTTTTCAATCTGACGGAACTATTACTTATAGCGGGGGGCAGGGCAATAATGTTTATCCATCTCCCACGGCATACTGCACCCCAACTGGCGCTGGTATTGGAAGCGGTATTGAGTTTAGCGTTTATTTTACAAACACATCGCCAAGCCAATATCGCATGATATGGTTGGGAGAGTTCTACTTTGGTTCTGGATATAGCACACCGTATGTAAGCGTTGGCACTGCACGCACTTTTTCGTATCAAAGGTACGCCTCTGGAGGCCCCGGCTACGGCTATCTTAATATTACAGTTACTGTAAGACGAACTGACGGGTCAGGCGCGGTTTCAAGAGCTGGCTATATATACTTATTTGCGGCATAAAATCAAACAAATAAGGTCTTTGAAATTGATCCAATCTCCATCCTCTTCGCCGCAAATGCTTGTGTCGCTGCCATCAAGGAAGGGTGCGAGCTTTACAAGCAGGCAAAGACTTCTTTCATGGAGGTCAAGGCTACAGTTGATGAAGCTGTTGGGATTGCCAAGGAAGTTCATGGGTTCTGGGGCAAGCTGGCAAAGATGTTTGGTGGAACCCCCGCCCCTGCCGCGCCCAAGCCTGTGGCGAAAAAGAAGGAAAAGTACGTTGCTGTTGACGAAACCCAAGTCATGGCGAATGTTGTCAGCCAGCTTACTGAGTTCTTCAAGTTGCAAGAGCAGTTGGCGGCGCACATAAGAGAAGAGGAAGAAAAGAGCCAGACTGTCTACGACCCCAACGCCAACCTGATGGAAGCCGCCCTGAAGAGGGTTATGGCTCAAGACCAGATGGCTGCGCTGGAAGTGACGATCAGGGAAACGATGGTGTATCAGTCACCGCCTGAGATGGGGGCGCTGTACAGCAAAGTGTTTGACATGCGAAGCGTCATACAGGAGGAACAGGAGAAGGCAAGGTTGAAGGAAGAGGCGCAGGAAAGGTACAAGCAATGGCAACGACGGGAGGAAAAAAGAAACTTCCAAGCAAAGTCGGCGTATCTCGTAGCGACTATCCTATTCCTCCTTTACCTGTGGTTGTGGCTCCTGTTCGTCAGTCGTTTGGGGAAGACGTGATGGGCTGGATTGCCGCTTGTGTGTTGGTCGCCCTGCTCTTGCCAATGCTGGGAATGTTGTACTTGGACATACTAGATGCCAAGCATGAAGTGAAGATGCAGACTGAGAAGCTTGAAAAGTTAAGGCGTGAGATGGAACAGGAGAGACGTAAGAATGACAAAACATGAACTCAAACTGCTGATGCTTACTGTTTGCGTTGGCATCCTCTGTGGCTTGCTGGTCGGTTGTGATGACCGCTTTCGTTACCCCTGCCAAGACCCAACAAACTGGAATAACGCAGAGTGCAAGCCGCCAATCTGTACTGCCACTGGCACTTGCCCAGAACAGCTTATCAAACCTGAACAGGAGAAAAAGTGATGCCTACTGTTGCCTACAAAACAAACAACCGCCTGACCGCCGAAGAGATTGAAGTGCGCGTCTGGGCTTTTGTCATCATCATTCTGGTGACCATCCTGCTTGGCGCTATGGTGGCGTTCCTGTATTCGGTGACCTACGTCACTCAGCCAATGGCAGGCATGGCCCCCATCGACAAAATTTACACCCAGCAGATCAGCACCATCATGGTGTTCATCACAGGCGTTCTGGGCGGAGTGGCTGGACGTTCGGGCATCAAAGCTGTAGCCAACGCCGTGGCCAAGGCCGAAGCTAACGATAACGACGAGCCTCCCAAGCCATGAAGGGTTTACTCTCTGGATTGATTGCCCTGCTGCTGACCTTTGGCGGCGGGTATTTCTACGGCAAGTATGTCGAGAGAGAAGCCCAGCAGGTGGAAGTTGATCGTTTAAACACTGAAGCACGGGCCAAGGAACAGGCTCTAGCCGTTGCCGTAACCACCACCGCTGAAGCACTGAGGAAGACCAATGAAAAAGCCAAACTTGCTACAAAGCAGCGCGATGCTGCTATTGATTCTGGCGCTCTCAAGCTGCGCGTCAAAACGACCTGCCCCGTACCAGCCTCCCCAGATCCCGCCACTCCCACAGGAGATAGTGGAGGAGAAGCATCAGCCGAACTTGACCGAGAGACTGCTAAAGCTCTTGTCGCCATAACCGACGAAGGCAACCGAGCCATTGAAAAGCTCAATGCCTGCATAACCCTTTACAACAACGCTAGGAGCGCCCAATGAACCTGACCGCTAACTTTTCCCTCCACGAACTGACAAAATCTGAGACTGCACTGCGTCTTGACTTGGACAACACCCCCGGCGAAGCCGAGACTGCGAGCCTGCGCTTGTTGTGCGAGAAAGTCCTCCAGCCTGTCCGAGACCACTTTGGCAAAGGCGTTAAGGTGAACTCAGGGTTCCGTGCTCCAGCCGTCAACCAAGCTACCGGAGGCTCAAAGTCCTCAGACCATTGCCTTGGCCGAGCAGCCGATATAGAGATTCCCGGCGTAGCAAACGCTGACTTGGCGC